TCTTTGAAGATTTACAATCTCCATCTCTTGAATAGATTGAATCTGTGTTTGATTAGCGTTGATAGTATCTGTTAGATTAACTACGTATTTAACTCCTGTAAACGTTCCAAAAAGAACTGATGCTATAACAGGTAATAGTACAAAGTTTTTCTTAAATAATTCTGCTATTGACATGATAAACACTCCTCGTATTCTATTTCTTTTTTTTCTTCATGATTACATTTTTTGCATGCACAGATGTCCATTAAAGGAGTATAGTGATCACCCTCTATTTTATCTTCTTTACAGTGGCATCCGCAGCCACAAGTTTTGCACTTTACAAACATTTAATTATCTCCAAAACTGCCACCATTTTTTATCTGAATCTTTTACACAATAACATATACGGCAACCCTTGATTCCAGGTCCCTTACAATGGCATTCTAGTTTACATTGTTTACAGATTTTTTTCATAATCTGATTATTTTATCAGAAAATGTATTACAGGAAAGTTTTTTATTATTTTATTTCGCCCCAATTAGGGCCAGATTCATAGTCAACTTTATTAGGTACTTCTAAATCAACTGCATTTTCCATAATATCTTTTATTTTTTTTGCTTGTTCTTCTGATTCAACAGAGAAATCTAATTCATCATGTATTTGTATATGAGCTAATAATCCTTGTTTGTATAATTCTACCATGGCTTTTTTAGTCATATCAGCAGCACTACCTTGAATTAATTTATTTAAAGCTTTGTAAGTAAAAGCACGTCTTGTTGGATTTTTATGCCAATAGTTTTTCTTAGGTTTACCTTGTTTATCTTTAATAATATTTTCTTCAAAATCTTTTAATACAGGTCCCATATCTTGAAGTTCTTTCATACGTTCCTCATCTTCTGCAGGTACATAAGTTCCCCAATCATCACCTCTAAGTACAGGTTCATATTTAGGAAATCTACAACGTCTTCCAAGTATAGTTTTAATTACACCTTTACTAGCTGCTGCATTCATAGCTTTGTTAGTAAGTTGTTTTACAAAAGGTGCATTCTCATGATATTTTTTAAATAATTCTTCAGCTTTATCTTTTGTTAAATCTAATTCATTCATAAGTTTAGCTTTACCCATACCATAGAAAAGACCTAAGTTAATTACTTTAGCTTGTGATCTAGGTATCTCTGCCATCTCAGCTACAATTTTGTGAAAGTCTGTATTAGGATCATTTTCATATGAATCTGCAATTGTATTAACAGAAGGTAATTCAAACTGTAATGAGTAATGTGCTACAAGCCTTGGTTCCTGTTGCGAGTAGTCAAACGTACCCCACTTGCAACCTTCATCTGGAATAAATAAAGATCTAATCAAGGGGCCTGTTTCCGGATCCTTGGCAGGAATTTGTTGTAAGTTTGGATTAGAGTATGAGAATCTTCCAGTAACTGTTCCTCCATCATCAGATCTAATTTGATTTATATCAGCATGAATTCTACCTTTATGTTCATGTTTAATTATTGAATCAATAAATGTAGTTCTTACCTTGTTTATTTTTCTAGCTTCTGCTATCATCCTAACCACTGGATGTTTATGATTCACAAGAAAGTTTTTAGTAAATGATGGTTCATTTGATTTCTCAGTTCTGGAATACTCTAAATTTAATTTATCAAAAAGTGGTGCAATACTTCGTGCAGCCATTAACTGAATATCTATTCCTGTTTCTATTTTTATTTGGTGGATTAAGTTTTCTTCTTTTATTCTTAATGCTGTCTTCAGTGTATGAGCTTTTTGAACGTCTACTCTCACTCCGTAAAACCTCATGTCAACAAGACAAGGAAACAACTCAGTCTCAAGATTAAAAATATCTTTTAAATCTTGTTCTTGCATTATTTTTTTTAACTGTTGCCAAAGTTCTAAAGTCAGAACTGCATCTTGTTCTGCATAAGATCCAACTTCCATTGCGGGCATTCTCCACATTTCAGCCTTAGGATCTAATCCTCTTTCTTTAGCTGCTTTGTTTAGTAAAGTTTCGTTTTTACCTTTACTTAAATATTTCCACGACATTGTATTTAATGTGTATGAGAATCTATTTTCATCAATTAAAGATGATGCAATCATAGTATCTACAATTAAACCATTAATTTTTATACCTAAATTACGTATCCAAGATACGTCATACATTGCGTTGTGAAATATTTTTGTAGCTGGTAATTTACATACAGCAGTAAACCATTCTAAAACTTTTTTACGATCCATGTTTGGACCTGATTCATGAGCAATTGGATAATAACCTTTCCAACCTGTTACAGCTACAGCTATACCTACAACTTCACCATTACCTACGATGGCCCCTGAGCCCTTACTCTTTAGATCTGGATCCCTTGTCTCTAAGTCAATAGCAATTTCTTCATGCTTTGATAGATCAGGAAATTCTTTAGGTTGTAACCATTCTGTAGTGGGTATAATCATTTTTTCTTTAAATCTTTCATTGTCTTTATTTCTAATTCACAATAATGAATTATTTTTTCAAGATCTTGTATGCCTGCTTTGTTTTTATATCGGCACACATATTTTATAACATTCCCCTGGAAAAAAGAAAGGTCGTTCTTAGAAATAAATTCATAAGGTTGTATATGAAATTTTTTATAATGTGATCCACCGATTTGTTTATCTTGTGGAAATGTATCTTCAAACATATCTTTATGTGTCATAGTTGGTATCCTTTACGTTTTATTTTTGCTTTTAATTTATATAGGTTATTTCTTGCTCTTGTGGTTCCTACGTACCAAACTCTATGTTCTTCATCTTGTTTGTTCTGACTCTTTTTAATTGCTTTAAGAATCTTATCTCCCATATCTAAACATAGAATTACATTATCTTCTTCTCCACCTTTGGCTGCATGTATAGTGGACAACCAAATTCTTGCTGGCTCATCTAAATTTTCTCCGTTGTCTAACATATTTTTTATATATAATTTTTCTTTCTCACCAGCTAATTTAAATGCATCATACCAATTTAACATATGATCCCACTTAACTTCTCCAGTGTATTCTTGAATATCTTTTATAACTTTATCTTCTAAAATTTTTCCTTTAGTCCATAGATCATAATTCATAGCTGACTTGTACAGAGATACTTTAAAACTTTTACCTTTGTTTGTTTCAAAGAATAAATTTTTCTTTTTTAATTCTTCATCTATTTTCATAAGCCTGGATATGGTTCTAGATAATATTAACCATTTACCTTGAGTTAAATCTACTTGACCTAAGTTAGCTATCTCATCAGATTCTCCAATAAAATCTCTAGGGAAATAGTTTTTATGCTTACGAATGCCCATAATTCTTTCAATAGGCTTCTCTGACTCTTGCTGGACCCTTAAAGAGATTCTTTTTGAGTACTTTAAAACCCTTTCTTTTGCAGGTTCTTTGATAAATCTCTCTACATCTGCACCAGCCCAAGCAAATATAGCTTGGTCATCATCTCCTGCTAAGTACATATCTTCTGTTTTTGTTTTTAATACATCAAATAGTTTCCACTGTAGCGGTGATAGATCTTGAGCTTCATCTATAAATATAGCTTTAAAAGTTGGAAAGTCAGGGTGATCTTTTTTCTTAATAGTTAGATCTACAATGTCATTAAAATCATATAATGATTTTTTTTCTTTATAGTTTTTTAAATTATCATTTATGTATTTTAAAGTAGCCCATTTAATATCTTTACCATTGTGTTCATTTAAATCGTATTCTTCTTCGATAGAAGTACATCTGTTAATAGATTTATGAATGATTTGAAAATAAGGATTGTCACAAGTTAAAAAATTTACTTCGTCTTTGTTATATTTGTCTGTGTATTTAACTTTTATATTTATTTTCTTACCAAAGTTTTCATAATGAAAGGGCTGCATTATATCTTGTTCTTTTAATTTTAAGAAATGAAAACAAAAAGCATGTAGAGTTTGGAAGTAAGGTAAGTTTTTATCATCAGAGGGCATTCTTTTTTTTGCTTCTCCAGCTGCTTTTCTACTAAAAGCAAAGTATCCTATTTTATGTAAAGGTATACCTGTCCTAGCATAAGCTTTGGCTCTACTAATTAATTTATATGTTTTACCGGTTCCTGGTGGTCCATAGTATTTATAAATCATATGATGTCATCTTCACTTTTAAACTCTACAGTTTCATGAACATCTTCATCTTTTTCAAAATATTTTAATGGTATTCTTAAAGTTTTTAATGGTGGAAATAATTTACCTTTTGAATCTTTACCTGGAAATCTTTTACTATGATCAAACTTAGCTTCATCTTCTGGTTTCTTACTAGGAAATAAATCTCTAATCATCAAGGAAGTTTTAGCTGAAGACTCTTTCCATTCATAAGTTTTAATATCATCATAAAAAGAAGTGAATAAAAAGTAAGCATGGTCATCATCCAATAAAGGTCTACCACTTTGGAATGAACTATATTGTTTTGCTGCAGGTTCATTAATATATCTATGTAAATGATTTCTTAATACATCAGATGGATTCGTACCTTCTGCTGGTTCAATAACATCTATTTTATTTCCTTCAAATAAAGATTTAATAATCTCATGAAAGTCATTACCTTTTATTTGAGGAGGTACCACATGAGCTTGCTCCATTATAACTGCTCTTAATTCTTTTTGACTCTCAATCTTATGAATATTTTTAGCATGTATTTGTTTAGTTTCTCCATTTTCTTTTTCTATTGTAAAATACCATTCTGGTGTAGGTTTTATATTTAATTTTTGTAATGCAGATAACATAGGCCATCTAGGTTTATTGTCAGATATAATACCAAATTTTCTTTTTACACACACTGCTTTAACACATACAGGTGCTATTAAAGGATCATTACAAGTATGTCCTTTGGTATCTTTACTCCAACTTTTTACTTTTGCATTAACATGAATGTCTGTCCAGTTACTATCAAATTCAAAATACTTTCTTGCTGCTTCTATAATTTTCTCTTGCCACTTGTCTGGATATTTCTTTTTAGCAAAGACCATATAGTTATATAAAAATCTATCTCTACCATCTTTCATAACTTCTTTAGTTAATATTCCTAAACATGGTGGACCATCATCAAACTCTTTGTCTCCACCTGTTAACTCATCTTTAACAATTCTTTCATTAATACCTTTTAACTGTTCTTTAGTTTGAGAATTAGCCACTACAACTTTCATGAACATATCTAAATCCATTTCTTCTCCGTTTGGAAGTAGTGCTCTTCTAGACATATTGTTGTAAGGTAAGTTTAAGAAGTTACCATTTGTTTTTTCTCCATCTGCATTTTCTCCAAGAGTAGTTTGCTTTGGAAAAATTTCTGTATTGATTGGTAGTTTGAATAAGAATAAAACCTGTTCCAAAAATTCCCTTATCTCTTTTGCCTTAACAAATTCAGTGGTGAACACATATAAATGTAGTCCACCACTTTTTGACAGGACAGGAATTATTGGGAGATTTTTCTCTTCAATAATTTTTAAATAAAATTGTCTATCTATTGGATACTTATCTACATCAATAGCACCAAATCTTGCTTTACCTTCATCAGTACAAGGTTGAATACCAATAGATTTGTTTCCTTTTAAATGTTCTTCGTAATCTATATGTGTAACAGGTGTACCAGACCATTCGTGGGGGTATCTTTTTTTACCTGTCTCTGCATCAATAAAACCTTCATTGGTTTTACAGACACCATAATTTCTTTTTAAGCCTTCAAAATATTTTAAATAATCTTTCATACAATCCTGTCAAAGTTTGTTTTTTTAAAAAGTGGCGATAGTCTCCCATCGCCACTTCCACTTGCAAATGCCCTTTAAAGGGATTAGATAATATCTTTTTTGGTTTTATCAGCCTCAACCTTTTCGTATTTAGGTTGCGTAGAACCTTTAGATACTTCAGATTGTAACTTTTGACCTGCTTGATATAACTCAGCATCTTTAGCTTCAGATACATTTAGCATCTTAACAAAAGAAGGCTTATACACATGCCAGTTCTTATCTCCCCAACTCTTACCTGCTGTTTTTAATTTAAACACAGCTGTAAAAGATGCAGGTTGAAATGAACCTTTATCATCTTCCATTCTTAAATTTGAAATCATATCATTCAAATCTCTACCTGGAGTTAAGTTAGATGATCTCATAGGTATTACAGCAGATCTAGATCCATTTTCTAAAATAGCTATTACGTAGAAATACATAGTCTTCTCTACATAATTACCATTAGATAATCTATATCTACCACCTTTTTCCTCAACAGCATCCGCTGGTGGGTTAAGATGTGTACCTACAGGTGCAGCAGTACTATCTCCTCTTTCTTGCCATTCAGGGTACCTAGTTTGAAAGTGAGATACAATTATATCTAAACCTTTCTCACCATTGATTAAGCTACCAAAACTGGATGCATAAATCATTCCAGGTTGAGCGCCATCAACATACTTTGCACTTCTTGAATTACATTCTGGAGATAATTGATGAAGGATTTTCAAGATAGGTGTTGACCTATCACTTGATTGCATCTCTTCAGTCCCTTTACCAGAGTCTGCTCTTAGGTTGATTGTAGATAATGCTCCTGCATTATCTTTTTTAACGATTGTACTTTCTGTACTCATATATATCCTATGGGGTTATCGTTTATTATTACTTACTTTTTATTTTCGTCTGACTACCGTCAAACGTCCAAAATAGATCAGAAGGAATTTCTTTACCTTTGGTATGAACTTCCTCCATCACTACTTTTAAAGTGGACGGGTGAACCTTCTCTTCTTGAGTAGGTTCATAGCCCTGTCCCTTTGCAAGGGTAGCATATTCTGCAGCCTTGGTTTCCTCGTCACGACCGAATGATACTGTAATATTATTTTTTATAATATCACCCAAACCGTTGTCTCGAAGCCATTGTACGCACTCACTTTTTCTATCAGCTTTCATGGTGGTGCTGAAGACTTTTTTTACAGACAGTTCAGAACCATCTTGTAACTTTAAACTTTTTAGATTCATGTCTTCCATTAATTTTGGAATAACAATAGTACTAAAATGTTTCTCGTCTTCTTTTAAATCTTTTATTATATCTTCGTTGGATTTTATCTGTTTTTGAATCGATATTAATTTCTCAACTTCTTCAGATAGTTTTTTTGGATCGATTATATTGCTTTGATCCGGAGCATCTTGTCTTAAGTTAATTGACATATTATTTTTTCCTCGCTTTCATATCAAAGATATATAGGAGTTTTATAATTTTTGTCAATACTAGTTTTGAAAAATATTTATTTCTATGGGATAATATGTTTTTTCTTGTCTGTCCCACTTAAGAAGCTTGTATTTTCCATTTGTTATATCTGCAACAACGGAACAAACTACTCCAATAACTGCGGGATCGCCTGAGAGTAGTAAATAATCTTCTGGGGTATAATCTTTTAAAAGACTTCTAAGTTTTATAATTAATGGGCCAGGAGACAGTATAATTTGTGAATACATAGGAAGCAGCGTCACTATGTCGCCATATTTAGAAGCCCCTAATACATTGTATTTAGGCTGTCCTGTGTCTCTGTCTACAGGAATCTCCTGTGTTAAATATACTTTGCTCATTGACTTTTTATTTTAACCACATATATATCATTTATAGAAAGAAAAGCAAATTATGAACTATAAATTTAAAACAAAGCCTTTTGAGCATCAGCTTAAAGCATTAGAAGAGTCTTGGGACAAAGAAAACTTTGCCTATTTTATGGAGATGGGGACGGGTAAATCTAAAGTATTATTAGATAACGCTGCCATTCTTTATGATAAAGGTGAGATAAATGGTCTATTATTAATAGCACCTAAAGGTGTATATAAAAATTGGTATGACTCAGAAATTCCAACTCATTTACCTGATCATATACATAAAAAAGTTGTATTGTGGAAAACAACTGACAAAACAATTAAACAAAGAAAAATTTTAAATACACTATTTGAAACTGGAACTGATCTACATATTTTAATTATGAATGTAGAAACTTTTTCTACAGGTGATGGTGCAGCTTTTGCAGCTAAATTTTTATCTTGTCACAAAGCAATGATTGCAATTGATGAGTCTACTACAATTAAAACTCCAACATCAAATAGAACTAAAAATATTTTAGCATTAAGAGACAGTGCTAAGTATAGAAGAATTTTAACTGGTTCTCCTGTTACTAAATCTCCATTAGATTTATTTAGTCAATGTGCCTTTCTTGATCCATGGCTCCTGGGGCATGATTCTTATTACACGTTTAGATCTAGATATGCCAACATGAGAAAGATTGAAGTCAATGGTAGAAGAATAGAAATTGTTACAGGCTACGTGAACCTAGGTGAACTGTCTGATAAGATAAAACCTTTCTCTAACAGAATATTAAAAGAAGATTGTTTAGATCTTCCAGAAAAAACTTTTGTTAAACATTATGTTGAACTAACTAAAGAACAAAAAACAGTTTACCAACAAATGAAAAAAGAAGCAGTAGCTTTCTTAGAAGGTAAAATACAATCTTCTGCAACTGTTATGACTCAGTTGATGAGACTGCATCAAATTACTTGTGGTCATTTTACTTCTGATGATGGTACTATAAAAAATTTACCATGTAGCAGGCTAAATGAATTGATGAGTATACTAGAAAATATTGAAGGTAAAACTATTATATGGTCTCATTACACTCATGATGTAAAAAGAATTATTACTGAGATTAAAAAAGTATATGGTGAAGATTCTGTTGTAGATTATTTTGGTGAAACAGACACAGATTCAAGGTCAATTAATATAAAGAAATTTCAAACAGATGACAAGTGTAGATTTTTTGTAGGGACTACACATACCGGCGGATATGGTATCACATTAACTGCAGGAAGTAACATGGTTTATTTCTCTAATGGTTATGACCTTGAGAAACGTCAACAGTCAGAAGCTAGAATAGATCGTATAGGTCAAACAAAAAAAATGACTTATATTGATATCATGGCCCAGGATACTATTGATGAAAGAATTGTAAAAGCATTACGTAATAAAGTTAATATTGCTAATGCAATTATGGATGAAGATTTTAAAGAATGGATTTAAAAATTGAGGTGGTAGTGGGCCTCCGGTATTCCTGTACCTAGATTGGTTCGGTTGTTGTTTCCCGTAAGCAAATCAGTCACCACTACATTTAAATTTTATCAAGTAACATCAAAATAACACTAGCCATACCTGCTAATAAAGTACCTGCACAAATTAATAATATTTTTTCAATTCTATTAATTTGAATTTGTAAATTTTTAATATCAGATTGAGTTTGTTTTTGCATTATTCTACAAAGTTTTTCGTGTGATTCTATTTTAATTAAAGCTAAATTTTTACTCATTGGAATATAACCCCCGCTACATTCAAACCCCGATAAGACCAGCTTATCAAACCTCCCAAATAATCCATTATGCTAAACCTCTTTGTCTTAATCTAATCATTTTTTCTTCTTGAGATAATAATGCGTTTTCTGTGTTGGTTAATCCATCATTCAAAGGTTCTGTTGCTTGAGCCTTGATACTTGCCTGTATAACATTTTGGTTAGGCATTGGGGTCTGTGGTAACATTGGAGTTTGTAATTCTTGTTGCGTAATGTAATCATTAACATTAATTTGATCATCAAACTCTTCTTCTAAATTTAAATTTTGCATATCAAAATCTACTTCGGCTAATACAGTAGTTATATTATCCATAGATTCTGTAAAAGCGGTAGATTCTACATGTCCACCTACAGCAAAATCTGCTCTAAATCTTTCATCAAAACCTAAGGCTTTAAGATCTCTTTTAATAGAATTTAAATCTCCTCTAGCTGATAAAAAAGCATTATCTTCACCTAAATTTAAAGATATTTCTTTAAATTTTTTAATAATATCTTTAGAAGGGTAGTAAGGTTCAAATTTTCCTTTATTTAAATTATTAAATGTTTTTCCACTTAATTGTCTTTCTTTAAATACTTTTCTCAATTCAGAAGAAGTATTTCCTAACTCTTGAGCAGCTTCTAAGTCTCTAAACATTTCTTTTTGAACTTCAAATCTAGCTTTGTTAGATTTAATATATCTACTAACAACATCATTGTCATCTATAGAACCACCTTTTAACAGACCAAAAAATCCTCCTGTAAATTCTCTTCTAGCATTTCTTATTCCTGTTTGATAACCTGCAATTTTAAAATTCATTGCATCCAATGGATCTATTTTAACAGGTCTAAATCCCATGAATCCTGCTAACTCTGGTCCTATTTCTAATTCATTTCCTCTTTTATCAGGTATTCCAAAAGAAGCTTGTCCTATTCTTAATCCTTGTTTGTAAGAAGGTGCTAAAGCATTTCCTAAATGCATGAATTGAATAGCGAGTTTATCTCCTAAAGGTGTTTGTTCTGTATACAATTGTCTTCCTTCAGAAGTTCTTCCACCCCTTATAACTAAATCTGCCATAGCTTCTGTCCAAATAGATTCGGATATAAATGGATTCATAATTTCTCCACTTGCTTCACCTACCCCTGCAGTAAATCCTTCCAATAAAGTGTCTCCATTTGCTTGACCTTCTTGAATATTACTCATTAAAGTTCTAAAGGGTCTAGCCATTAAATCGTAAGCATTACTTTTACTAAAATCTATATAACTTAATTCGCCATCATCATCTCTAATTGGAACTAATGTAGAATTTTTAGACCAATCAGGAACAAATCTTCTCATAGCATCAATTTCATCTTCAGTTACATCATATAAAGCTTTTGCTCCTTCAGTAACTGCAACAGGAACAGCAGTTAAAGTAGTGGCCATACCTGCAATTCTTTTCATTCCAGTTCCGTATGTTCCATTAGTAATAGCATTATTTTTAACTACTCTAGTACTTCCATCTTTTAATACTTCTGTAACTGTTAAACCTATATTACTTCCTTTAATTCTAACTACTCCCTCACCTTTTACATGTGAAAGTTCTTTAACACCTTGTCTAGCAATATTAGTAGTAGTTCTTATAATTTCAGATGGGAAAGACATAAAATTACCAATAGGTAGTAGTCTTGCAGTCTTAACTGCTTGTCCAACGTAAGCATAATTAGGTACTGTATTCTTAACAATTTCTGCAGCTTCTTGTTTTAATTTCCAAAGAGCTTCATTTCTTATAGGAACACCATTTTTTATTTTTTCAAAACCTTTAACTAAACCAATTGAATTTTCGTAAGCTTCTACACTCATATTTTTACTTTTAGCAGTGGCTTTAACTATTCTATCTAATTCTACAACAAAGTTAGTAATTTTAAAGGTATCATCTTCCGCCATATATTTACCTTGAAAAAATTCTCCTATTTTTTTAAATTTTTTAAACATTCTACTTAAACCATAATCATTATTTAATAAATTTTTTCCACCTGCAGAATCTTTAATCAAAGAAGTCATATCTCCTAATTGAACTTGTGAATTTGTTATACCTAATTCTAACATGTCTCTATATGCTCTTTGATTAGCAGCAGTCCCTGCTTCCACTCCACCAAGTTTTAATAAACCAGATTCACCTATTCCTCTTCTAAAAGCTTTAGCAAATGTTTTTGGATTTTCTAATGCAAAAGGTATGATACCATTAGCTGCACTGAAAGCTCCTGCACTCATAAAATTTCTTATATGAGTTGGAATTGAAAAAATAGTTTTTGCCATTTGTGAAACACCTTTTGGAAACATTAATAAGTTTCTATAGAACCAACTAACTCCTGCTTCAGGACCACTCATTTTTTTATCCCCTCTTACAAAACCTTGAAAAGTTGTTGGAATATCATTTGCAAATTTTATAGCTTCACCTATTTCTTTAGTAGTCCATTTAGCATTTAAAGGATTTATAATATTTTTTGTAGCATCAATTTCACCTAAAATTTCACTCATCCTTACTACTTCTATTCCAGTTTCCCCAGAATTAACTGCTTCTTTTGCAGCGGCTTCATTTTTCCAAAAAAACCCTCTTCCACCTTTTGCTTGAACTTGATCATTTTTAAGAGATATTTGACCTATGTAATCTGCAGTTCTAGCTATGTTTGAAAGATTACTAATACCATTAAATAAAGTAAACCTAGGATCTTCTACTTGTCCAAATAATTGTTTAAGAGCTTGTTTTTCGCTAGCTGATCCTTTTGATGTTGATTTTAAACCTATTTTAAAAACTTCTTTTGATCCACCTTTTTCCATTGTCTTAGATATATATTTAAAATCAGGTAAATCTTTTGGAGATTTTACTTTTTCTGCTTGTCTTAAAATATCATCTACAATTGATCTAGCTTCTTGTTCAGTTCTTGTTCCATTTTTTGTAAATACATTTATTGCATTTTTATATGATTCATCAGTAGGTTTATATTTTCTAAAAGCATTAAAGATATTACTTCTATGTTCAAAAATTTGATAAGTATGTCCTACATATTTATCTAATCTGTTTTTAAATAAATCTTTTAATTCATCTGAAGCACCTCTTTTAATTCCTTTAGAATTTTTATTAAGTATGTTTAAAAGAGTATTAAACTCTGCTCTACCTTCACTTAAAGAAGTTAACAAAGCTTCAGTTTGTTTTTTACCAATACCTTTTTGATTTAATTTACTTATTATATTAGCAAAAGCTTTTTCATCAATTCCTTTTGATAAATCTCCACTTACAAGTAAGTTATTTAATTCTTTGCTGAAAGCTAATTTATCTATTCCTTTAGTTTTAACTGTTTTATCTGCTACTTCTTGAACAGTAGGGAAAAAAGAATCTGTAATTTTAGTTATATTAGATACAATCTCTTTAGCTCTATAAGTATCTTTAACTTTTAAACCTTGTTTCTCCATTTCTTTTGCAAATACTTCTGCTGGTAATGCTCCTCTAGGACTAAAAGCAGCTCTAATATATTTATCTATCCATCTTTCAAATGCTGAATTACTATAAGCTAAATCGGCACCTCTGTTTGCTAAAAGTTTAGCTGTTTTACCTATGCCATAAGCTACAGGTGTTGCAAAAATAGATTCTCCACCAAATTTAAATCTATTCATTAATTTTCTAGCAGCATCATCGCTTCCGCTTAAACTAGAATCTCTATCTAATGAAGTAGGACCTTCAAACATATCTCCAAAAGTACCTATCGCATCATTGTCAACAACAAGAGTTTCCCCTGCGGCTCCTCCTAAAACAGCTGCTGCAAATCTAGGTTTTTTAAGTCCTTTATTTAATTTATTAACTTTGTCTAATGCTTCAGTTAAATTGTCTCTATTATAATTTTTTGAAACTTTGACTCCTTTAGAAGTTCCTTTAGTTAAAGGATTATTAGCTTTATAAAACTTATCTCCTTTTCCAAAATCTGCATAAGCTTTATTACGTTTTGCTTTTAAAGCTTTAGTTGTCATTTTTCTTGCAGCTGTATTAGCAACTTTAAATCCTATTCCTCCAGGAACAGCTATCTGCATTATAGCTTCAGTTAGTTTACCGATAGTATTTTCTTCTGCTATTTCTTCAAAAGGATTTATCTTGTCAAAAAATTGTTCTACGTCTGCTGCAGTGTTTGAGTCTGCGCCAAGGTCTACTAACTCTGCTCCTAAAGATACAACACCTTCAGGTATTTTAATTAAACCAGATACAAGACCTGCACCAAAAGATTTATACCAACTTGTCTCATTGTCTTGTTCTGCTGAGTTTAAAGATGCGACGTATTCTGCCATTTAAAATCCTAATTAGTTATAGATTTATAAATATTATCTGTAGGGGCGTATACTGTGTTGTCATTTAGAGGAAAATTAATTTCATATTTTTCTTTTATTTCTTTCCCAGTCATAGGAACATTTTCAATAGCTGTAATTTCTTCAATAGATTCAAAAACAGGTTTTTCAAAAAAACCTGTATCTTTAGGAGTTATTTTTTCCAATACCTCTCCACTACCTCTTTTTTCTTTTTTTTGATAAGCTGAATCTGTTTCAGAATCTCCAAGTTTTGTTTTAGATTCCTCATTTTTTTCATTTTGTACTTGAGCAGCTCCTGAACTTCCAGGTTCAAATATCTCTACCAAAGTAGGTTCACCTTCAATTTTTTGAACTTGATAAACTTTATCACTATAAGGATCATAATGAATAGAACCATCTCCTGCTCCATTTTTACTTTTTATTTGATTTTTGGCAAATTTAGCCTTATCCTTAAGATCTTTTTGACTTAGGATAACACCTAAATTACCTTTAGTCTCAAATTTTTCAGAGTTAACTTCATTCCAAGTTGCAGCACGATCTGCTACATATCTATTAGTGTAATCTCCATCTTTAATAAATTGATCAGAAGCAGCTTTAATAATTGCTTTTGAATCTTCTGCATTATCTAATTTTCTTTCAGCAGCATTGATAGCTATTGAACTTTCTTCTTGTTGTTTAATTTTTTTAAGATCATTTTCTAAACCTAAATTTGACATCTCAAGATCATAAGCTTTTTTATCTGCAAGACTAGCTTTTGCTCTTATAGCCGCTTGTTCTGTTAACCAATCTTCTCTATTTAAATCTTCTTTTCTGTTTTGAGCTTCTTTAGCCCATTGTTTAGCTGTCACTTTTTCACCATAAAGTCTATCATTCATTTTAGAAGCGTACGAATATTGTTTATCATTTAAACTTATTCCATAGTCATATTTTCTACCTGCTATTTTTTCTTGGTTAGCTAATGACATTTTAGTTCCTGTCAAACCTAACTCTCTTAAATACTCTGCTTTTTTATTAGCCTGTTCTATTAATGCTTGATTTGCTGGTCCTAATTTTGATATAGCATCACCAAAAGATGTTGCTTTAGTTATTGCAGGTCCTGCTGTTAATAAGAAAGAAGTTAATGGATCCATTCCCCCATACTCTCCACCACCTTTTTTAAGTTGATCTATATAATAAGCTGAATCTCTTTCTTCCCCAAAATCAGGTTTTGGAAATAAATCTGCTGGCATTTTCATATCAGCTTTTTTAGTCATAACAGGATCAATATCTTCTTTTGGTAAAGGTGTGTAAAAATTATTATCAGCCTGGGTATTTAAAGTTGAAGCTTCGTTTTTATATCTTTTAATTGGATCTGAAAATTGATTAGTGTCTCCTACAAAAGGATCTTCAGCATGCATAGATCTATCTACGATACCAGTCATGATGCCTGTTCCAACGTTCCCGCCTCTTCTGAACATAGGTCTTTTAAATACTTTACTCATGTTATCCTCCGGATTTTGAAGGGTTGAATGCTCTGTATATTCCAGCCAACGTAGTACCTGTACCTAATAAATTAGCCATAGGGCTTGAGTTAGGAGTTACTTCTTGAACTGTTTTTCCAGGGTATCCTGCAATCAATGACGTTACACCTGAACCATATTGTTGAGCTGCTGTTAAACCTTGATTTAAATTTTGTGTAGCTAGTTGTTGTTGTGCACTTAACTCAGCTTGTCTTTGTTGTTGTAGACCTGAACCTAAAGTTTGTAGACCTGCAACTTGTTGACCTTGTAAATTAGGTACTTGACTAGCTAATGAAGTTTGTTGATTAAATTGATTTTGAGCTAAATTCTGAGCTTGATTAAATCCTTGACCTAATAATTGAGCTTGTAGTGCTGCTCTGTTTCTATCTGAACCTGCCATGTATTCTGCTTCTTGAACACCTTGTCTTGCTCCACCAAATGCACCCGCAGTATAAGCATTATCTGCAAATGAACCTAAACCTTTTTGTGCTTGAAGATCAAAACCAGATAAAGTCTGATCCATTACTTCTTGTTGGTACGGAGACATGTAAGGTTGATAACCTTGAGGTCCCGTTGCTGCTTGCGCTGCATTTAAAAAAGGTTGGTATGAACCTATACCTTGTGTTGCTTGTTTAACAGCTTCTGCTTGTAAAGGATCTTGTCCTGCTACAAACTGTGAACCATAAACTTTTGAAAGGTCTGCTGCTTTATAATCACCTACTGCTGTAGTTAGATCATTTAAATAACTTTTACCACCGGCTTCAATATACTCTGCGGGTAATACTCTTGTTTCATTTACGGCCATTATACTCTGCCTCCTTTTTCAAGCATTTTCATTTGATCATATAGACGTTGTGCACCTCTATTTACATCACCACCGCCCATACCTCTAACAGCATCAGCAGTCATTACAAATTCGTTATTAGATAACATTGCTGGAACGTCATCTGCTTTTTCTTTTACACCAACTGGAGGAATAAATCCACCACTATCTCTTAAATCTAATTCTTTTATACCTTCACTATTAGTTCTTTTAGGAAGACCCATGATCCCTGAGGCTTGATCCACGATCTCATCTGACCCGTAAGCATAACCTATTCTACCACCATTAGCTTTTTTAGGAAAATATTGATCAGCAAAAGATACTATATCCATTCCTGTACCTTCTTGACCACCAGCTTCAATATACATTTTAGTTACCATAGAATTATATTTAGTGTCTCCACCCAAATTAAAACCTATTCTTCCACCATTAGCTTTTTGTTCAACTCTTTTATAAGCTTCTTTAACAGCTTCACCAAATTCAAAACCTTCATTGTCCATAAGATCTATTACTATTTCTCTTATTCTTGGATCTAAACTACCTTCATTAAAACCTATTCTACCACCATTGGCTCTTAATTCTTTGTGTTCTTCAGATATTTTTTTACTTAATCTTTCACTAGGTTCACCAAAGAAAGGTTTCATCATACTATCATATTGAGACTTACTAATATCTCCTGCTTTATATGCTTTAGCTGCATTTTGTCCTACTAGATTAAATAAAGTTTTTGATCCTAAAGTGTTTTGAGAAGCTTTTTTATTTTTAGCTAAAAGATCTAATACTCTTTTACCAGCACTTTCTCTTGGTTTAGCTTTAGGTAATATCATAGGTTCACTACCACTTGCATAACCTATTCTACCACCATTAGCTCTATATTCTGATGTGTTAGTTTGTACAAAGTTATCTACTTCTGCTTGTGTAGCATTCTTATTTAAATTTGAATAGTACTGTGCTAAATATTGTTTCAATGCCTCAGGGTTTCCTTTTAATTCTTCTACTTGTTCATCTTCCATACCTCCGAAAGCTCCTCCAAGACCTATAGCAGCTCCTGCTGAAAGAAGTTTATTATTACCTATAAAATTTTTAGCCTTACCAAATAAACCCATTAATCCAGAACCACTTGAATTTAAAGGTCCTGATTGAAAACCCATTTTACCCAAGATAGACCCTAAGCCACCGCCGCCCATAAGAGCGTTAGCACCAAAACCTAATATTGCAGCTTTACCTACAGGAGATTTTATAATACTTTTAACGCCTTTACCTATGGATTTAACAATACTTCCTAATCCGTAAAGTTGTCTGGGGTTTTGCATTCTTGAAATTGGCATAATTTTATCTATTATATATAATAATCCATTGTTTTACAACTATTCAGATCCAGCACCTAATGGTGGCATGGCTGCTACTTTAATTTTTAATGATCTTGTAACTTCTTCTCTAATGGTAGGAGTAGTTGAATCTGCAATATCATTTTCAGCCTCCTCATCAGAGTTATATTCTGTATTAGTTCTTGTATTTCTTAGTACTACTTCTGTTTCACATTTAACAACTGGTACTTTTTTACCATTTATCATTGTGTATGCTACTGATCCTTCTTCTTTGAACGCCATATTTTCTCCTTAGTCTCGGTTAATTTCTAATATTGCAACAGTACCTTCTATATCATTTGCACTATCTGCTTGTACTCTAAGTATATCATTTTCTTCTAAAACAACA